ACATTAGAGAAACAGTTCAATGATACTTGGGATCACACATTACATTGGCAACAACTAAAAGTTTTAGACAAAGCTTATCGTGATTACAAAGAAGCTAAGAACAAATTAGATTTCGTTGATATGATAGAAAAGTTTATTCTTGAGGGGACAAGTCCAAAATTTGATTTGTTAATTATTGATGAAGCACAAGATTTAGCACCTCTGCAATGGAGAATGGTAAAGGAAGTTTTAGTTCCAAACTCTAAAGAAACTTATTATGCAGGAGATGATGATCAAGCTATATATACTTGGATGGGTGTGAAGATAGATGATTTTTTAAATGCTTGTGACAATAAAACTGTCCTTAATAAATCGTATCGTGTACCGAGTGCCGTGCACGAATTCTCACAAAATTTAATAAAAAAAGTTTCTATCAGACAATTAAAAGAATGGCAACCCACTAAAAAAGATGGCACCATAACATGGCATCGAGATATACTTGATGTAGATCTAACTAGTGGCGAATGGTTGATACTTGCGAGAACAAACTACATCACAAATAAAATATGTACTCGTCTTAAAGAAGAAGGCTACCTCTATTGGAGGGAAGGCACTGGTTGGTCTATTTCCCCAAATGTACTTAACGGAATAGAGGTGTGGATTAAACTATGCAAAAACTTAGACTTGTCTACAGTAGAACTGAAAAACTTTGTGAAACTATTGAACCCGAATATTATTACGAGGTCTGGGAGAAAAAAGTTCTCCCATTTAGATCCCGAACAAACTTATACTCTAGACGACATTATAGAGAAATGCAGTTTGAACGTATCACGAGAGACTCCGTGGCAGAAAGTCTTGAAGGTTTCGGATCAAGAGATAGCATATATAACATCTGTGAGGAGGAGGGGAGAGAGAGTTTTGACGGCTTCTCCGAGGATTCGGATCTCGACAATACACAAAGCAAAAGGTGGCGAGGCGGATAACGTAGCCTTACTACTTGACTCAACAAAAGCTTGCGTAGAAAGTTTAGATCAAGATTCTGAGGTAAGAACTTTTTATGTCGGAGCAACTCGTGCTAAACAATCATTACATTTAATAGAATCAACAACTAAGTATGGATTTAACACATGAAAAAAGACAGAGAATTTTTTTTAAAAGAAGCAGAGAAATTAATTAATGGTCAGCGAGCCAAAGAGTATGGTCCTGCTAAAAAGAATCATCAACGTATAGCTGATATATGGACTATACTATTAGATAAAAAATTAAATGGTGCAATCACTCCAGAGGAAGTTGTGGCTTGTATGATAGGAGTCAAGGTAGCTCGTCTTGCGGAAGACATTTCAAAAGACGATTCTTGGACAGATGTTATTGGGTATGCAGCTTTAGGTGGAGAAATTATAAATGACAAATCATGATCAATATCACTTTTTAGATCAAGACATAAAAGATATGTCTTGGGGTAATGTGGACTCTGATTGGACTCCTCCTCAAAGTTTTCCAGACTTATCACAACATGAAACAGTATCAATAGACTTAGAGACCAAAGATTCTAATCTTCTTACACTCGGACCTGGATGGACGAGAAAAGATGGTTATGTGATAGGAGTTGCTGTTGCTGCAGGAGATAGTTCTTGGTATTTTCCTATTGCACATCAATCTGGAAATATGTCAAAAAATATAGTCTTTAAATGGTTACAAAAATTATGTGATGATGAGAAGATAACTAAAGTATTTCATAATGCTTTATACGATTTAGGTTGGCTTAGAGCCGAGGGTATAGAGGTCAAAGGTAAGATTATAGATACCATGATTGCAGCACCTTTGTTGGATGAGAATAGAAAGTGGTATAACTTAAACTCACTTGCTCGTGACTATTTAGGGGAGTATAAAGATGAAAAACTATTAAAGTCTGCAGCAGATGAATTCGGTGTTGATCCTAAGTCTGGTATGTGGAAACTACCTCCTAGATATGTTGGTAAGTATGCCGAGCAGGATGCTTTAATAACTTTGAAGCTTTGGGACAATCTTAGAAAAAAGATAACGCAAGAAGAGTGCTCAAGTATCTTTGAATTAGAAACTTCTTTACTGCCTGTATTGTTTGAAATGAAAACAAAAGGTGTTCGTGTGGATGTGGATAAAGCACAGCAAACTAAAAAAGATTTAACTAAAATAGAAAAATCACTTGTAGATGAAATAGTCAAGGAAACCGGGGTGGTTGTTGAACCTTGGGTCGCTACATCTGTAGCAAAGGTCTTTGATGCTGTGGGACTTTCTTATTCTCGCACAGAAAAGTCTGGATCTCCCATGTTTACAAAACAGTTTCTCGCTAATCAAACTCATCCAATAGCGAAGAAGATTATAAAAATTAGAGAAATAAACAAAGCCAATACGACATTTGTTGATACTATTCTTGAACACTCTCATAATGGTAGAATACATTGCGATTTTCACTCCCTTCGATCTGATGGTGGTGGAACAGTTACAGGTCGTTTTAGCTCAAGTAACCCCAATTTGCAACAGATTCCTGCACGAGATCCTGAGATCAAAAAATTAATTCGTGGTTTGTTTATCCCGGAGGAGGGCCACAAATGGGGTTCCTTTGATTATGCATCACAAGAACCAAGATGGTTAGTTCATTATTGTGCCACCTTGACAGGTGTAGATAAACACCCACAGATTGATGACGTTGTTAAAATGTATCATGATGGTAATGCTGACTTTCATCAAATGGTGGCAGACATGGCTAACATTCCTAGAAAACAAGCTAAGACAGTTAATCTTGGTATTATGTATGGGATGGGTAAAGCAAAACTTGCTAATGTTATGGATATAGATACAGACGAAGCATCTAAGCTTTTAGAAACATATAATCAAAAAGTTCCTTTTTTAAGATCTTTATCTGATAAAGCAATGGATCGTGCTTCGAGTACAGGTGTGATAAGAACCTGGTTGGGACGTAAATGTAGATTTGATATGTATGAACCTGTGTCCTATGGATTCAACAAGGCTTTACCAATGAAAGAAGCTATAAAAGAGTACGGAGAAAAAGGCAGAGTAAGAAGAGCATTTACATACAAGGCTCTTAATAGATTGATTCAAGGCTCAAGTGCTGACCAAACCAAGAAAGCTATGGTTGAATGCTACAAAGAAGGACTGTGCCCAATGTTGACCGTACATGATGAACTTTGTTTCAACATAGAAAATCAAAAGCAAGCAGACAAGATTGTAGAAATCATGACAACTTGCGTGCCTGATTTAAAAGTACCTTTTGAAGTTGATGCAGAACTTGGTAATAATTGGGGAGAGGTAGGTTAATAACCTGCCTTTACCATTTGATCGTGTAATTCTGTTAATGGGTCTTCTGTTGGTTTTTCATTTTCAAAAATCTCATAAGCATGAGATCTAATATTTGATCTGTGTAAACCTATGTCTTTTAATGTAGCATCATCCAAGCTGTTTAATGCAGATATTGTTCTTCCAATTTTAAATTTGTAAAATATTTTTTCTAACATTTATGTCTCCTTTTCTATTATTAGTTATAATTTAATTCTAAATAATAGAGAACAGGGCAAAAATGAAAGATATTGATGCCAAAAAAGCATGAATTAATGCTAGGGTATCTATTTTAAATGCACAAAAGAAAAGACTGTTTTAGGTAGGCATCATACCAAAGCGTTGTGTTTCAACGATTCTGAGGCATCTGAGAGCCTCGTTTTTTGAGTGTTTCGATAATTTCATGGCGTTTTTGATTAGAAAGGCGTGACCAGGATGAAATCTCATCAAGTGTTCTAAAACACCCTACGCACAAATTATTTTTTATTTTACATACGTTTAGGCACGGGCTTACAATAGGCTGTGATTTTTTTAGTCTTGCCATCTGGATAAGGAATCTCTGGTTGATCGTTTAATCTTGTGGCAAAATACAAACAATCATTAACATTGGGAAATGTTTGACTTTGGTTAATAATTACTGTGCCTATCATGTAGACTAAAGCAAATTCTATCATTCATTTTTGGTTTTCCAAAAGTATTCATCTGTATCGCCAAGTCTAAATCTTTGACCATTTTCAACTTGATACTCTATTGTACTCACTTTAAAGTCTGGGTGCAATGGCTTCTCTGGTGTTAAAGAATTATCATAGACTCTCATTCTATTATTCGGATATAAACAAAACTGTCCGTTTTCTAATTCGAGTAAATTGAATGATTTGTGTTCTGCTGGCGACTCACTGGTGGCATAGTCAACTACGTCTGGATCTTGATGATAGTTATCTATCGTACAAATGTATCGACCCGTCATTGTACCGTGATCCCTGGTAAGAATCTCAAAGTCCATTGATCCTATGAATTGTTTACAAATAGACACCACGCCATAATCCATACAATTCCAAAACTGAAGATTGTAAAGATCCATATCTGGTTTCGGGGTATTTGGTTTTGATACGAATGCAGAAATAGGTAATTTGTCATACAAAGCACCATAATCAGGAAGGTAAGTTTCAAAGTAAAAACTTCTACCAGGAATAGATTTTGCAGTAACCCAGACACC